CAAGGTAAATCAGCTTGCAGTTCTAAAACCACCAGCACCGCCACCGCCAACAATGTTATTAGCACCACCACCGCCGCCAGCGACTACCAAATAATCTACTAGCGATGGCTTTACTGGTTGATCAACGCTAAAGATTGCTGCGATGTTATTAAGCAATTCCGCCCACCACGTACCATGTGTCGGTGTCTACCTTGATGAGAGCGGCAGACTTGTATTGTGCCAATGTAGGAGCAGCCGCTGTTGCGCCAGCTGAGAGAACTATAGTAGTGCCTGAGGTGACTGCGCTGATCGTGCAGACTCCCGCCGACTTATTGAGGACTGTGATGACAGTACCTACAGGATGAGCTACAGAGGCGTTGGTAGGGATTTTAAGGGTGTTAGCAGACGCGTTGGACATAGTGATAAGGACTTGGTATGAGTCGCTTAGAACTGTCGTGTAGGTCGTGTTTGTCTGCGCGTTGACGGTATAGGCCACTAGCCCGTTGTATGCCGCAGCTGTGAGGATATCACCTGTTGCCGCTGGAAAACCTGTTGCCATTTATATCTCCTAGTAAGTCATCGCGCTGACGCCAATTATACCGCGTTCTGCGCTTCCTATCACGAACCCATCGGTTATGGGCTCGAGTGTTGTAACGGTCACTTGCATCTTATTGGGAGTGATGTCCCAGTTTAGTCCTTGCACCTGTAGAGTTTTGACGATAGTCGACCCATCTGGCTGGACGTTAGTAATCTTACAGTTATTGAAATATTCAAGGCCAATCATAGTATTGGTTGGCACAGCAGGGTCGAGCAGGTCAACCGTCATGGCGTCGATGCGGATGGTGGTCTCGGCTCTTGTAGCTACATAGGTGCGAGCGATATTGAGAGCGTTGTCATCTGTGTCGATAACGAGATCAGGTTGGTTGTAAGAGTGAGGGAAGTAGCGGATAGCTGAGGCTGTGTTTTCAGCGAACTGTAGCGTGCCGCCTACGCGGGTGATAGAGGCTTGGTTGATGATGAGCTTGTCATCGAAGGCATAGACCAAATTCTTGTAGGGAATGCCAGTAGTTTGATTGAACTCAATAGGAGTAGCGGCAATGGATGAAACCACGTCGCTTCTATCCTTGAATACCGCTGTGCCTGAGCCGTTAATGAAGAAAGCTCCCTGCTCAGAGAACTCCACATTCTTGATTGCATTAAGGGCTGTGCGAGCTGTAGCAGGGTCAGCTTGGCAGTTAGAGTCACCTGTAGCCATAGTACGCATATTGCTTGGGAAGCTAATCTGGTCGAGTATCTTGCCTATGCGTGTGCCAGTTGACTGTCCACTTCCTGAGTCCGCAATGGTGTCGACATTGGAGAGCTGGAATAGGCGGAAAGCATCTGAGCAGTAGATATCGACGTAGCCAATTTCCTGACCTACAGGATAGGTATAGCGATATTCTGTTGTATAGCCTGAGAATAGGAAGTGCTGATCTGTGCCTGTTGTGGCTGATACGCGTAGCTTACGGAGCGGCACTAGGTAGCCATAATAAGGCGATGAAGTGTTCTGAGGGTTAAAGTAAGAGTTAGGGTCTAGGACTCGGATGGTAGCTGTGCCAGCGATGTAAGTATCCTGCTGGACGCTACGACCTCGGTTGATAGTGATTTGTCGAACGTCTGGCGTAAGGTCAACGATAGGCACAGGCACAGTAGACGAGCCGAGAGTAGATACTCCAATGATGCCGTACTTCTCATCACCAATGACGAACGGGTAACCGAATGTAGCTCCAGAGCTAAAGTCAAAGGATACGGCTATCTGTGCTGGTAGCGCCATTACTGGTAGAACCCACCTGTGATGCGGTTGACATAGACCTGATTACCGTTAAGGGAAGCATCCTGTAGAACCTGAGCAAGTTGCTTGCCATCCACATTGAGATCAATCTGAATAGTCTGATTGCCCTTGGTCTCAACTCCGAAACGATTGAAGCCTGTTACCTCATTGCCTCGGGCGATAGCCTCTGCATTAGTGGTAGGGATGGCTGCGCTTAAGCCGACAACTGGAGGAATTGGCTTGCCTGTGTTGCCACCTCCGGATGTACCAAATGCAGCAATGCGAGCGGCTTGCTTCTCAAGGTCGGTGAGATATCCGCTCCATGCAGCAAACGGGTTCTTTGCATCTGGAAGGGTTCGCAGCCATTCTGCTAGCTTGCCTGTTGAGTCGATTGAGTTGGCTAGCTCCTGAGATAGCTTCTCAGCCTCGTAAGTATTGCCGTCAAGCAACGCAAGCTGTAGGCGAAGGCGCTTACGATCTTCTTCTGATACCTGACCCTTAAGAGCTGCCACCAACTGAATATGCTCTAGGTCAAATAGAGCAGACGCCTTCTTGAGCTTTGCATCCTTATCTGCCTGAGCCTTTTGCTTCTTAGTAAGCTCTGCCATCTTCTTGGCGTGAGCCGCTTGCATGGCAAGGACTTTCTTTTGAGCATCTGTGAGCTGCTTGCTTTCTTTGTCCTTATTAAGCTCAGCACCCTTAGGTGCAAAGGTGGTGGTTAACGCACCAAGGAAAGAAGTGTGCTTTGCGAACCACTTAACGATAGACCACATGCGGGCTACCCAAGGGTTCTTCATAAGCTCACCAACGTAATATCCGATGCCTCGAATAGTGTCAGCGAACATTACTGACATGTTACCGATTGAATCCGTAATACTAGTGATAGATGCCTCGCCGCCGCCAGCCATCAGGGTAATTGCGTCGAGCAGTCCCTTGCCGATTGTCTCTTTAGCATTGTTAGATGCCAAGGTGAGAGCGTCCATCTTTCCTGCATAAGTCTGGAGGTATGCTGCACTTGAGCCCTTGAACTGCTTATTGAGTGCGAGCATGATTTCGCTGAATGACATAGTTGCAAGCTCTGTGTCGCTAAGGCCTAGAGCATACTTCTTGAGTCCCTTGTAGTTTCCTACATAGGCCTTTGAGAGATCATTGGAAACTGTCTCGAGGTCGACGCCTGAACCGCGTGAGATTTCGATTGCATCTGTCAGAAGTCCTTGAGCATAAGTCAATGAGCCTGTCTGAGTTGCAAGCTTAGCAAGAGCAGGACGAAGGAAGTCATCTGCTACCTGTGATGATTTCTCAAGGCTGGCAATGAACTTCTCATTGGATGCTACGGCAAAGCCCACGCCAAGGTTCTTGAGAGTGTTAGCTAAGTTAGCGGCAGCCTTCTCGTCGTCCATGAAAGCCTTGACGGATGCTTTGCCGAATGATGTGATGGCGGCAGCTGAAAGCGCCAGACCCATAGTCTTGCCAAGGCTCTTGACTGTCTTTTGCAGGTTATTGCTAGCTTTGCCAGCTTTCTTAAATGCCGCTGCGCCTGTGAACTCAGCTGCTAAATCAATCTTAATGTTAGCCATTAGACATTAGCCTTTCTCGCATTAAACTTTGCGGCGGCCTTTTCAACTGCCCTGATTACTCCCGCTGTTGCCTTGCCTTCATCCTCTGCATAAGCGCGGAAGATTCCTCGACCAGTCATGCCTACGTTGCGCCCCTTGAGTTGTCCACCTAAGCGTGGAGCGAAGTTGCCTGTGTTGCCATTCTTACGACCAGCCCACTCGTAGATTGCTCCTGCTGCTGTCTTATTGTAGACAGAGGCCAATGATGTAAAGCCTCGCGCATTGGCGCGTGAAGGGCTTGTCTTGAAGGTGATACCTTTGCGGACTTCACTAGCGTCATAGAGGCGCTTAGCCCAAGTGCCGCCAGCGTTCTCGCGCTTCAACCATCCACTAGGAGCTTCCTCGTTTGACGGAAAGAAGCCCCTAGCTTTGGCTGCTAAAGGACGGACGAAAGAAGCAATCTCTTTCGATGTCTCTTTTGCTAAGTCTGGCTCGAACTGTCTTAAAGCTTTACGAAGTGCGACCGCGCCTTGAAGCTTTACTGGCATTCTCACGCTCCTTCGATAGGTCTTTCAAGACTTCTACATGTGCTTGCAGAGCCATCGGTGATAGCTCGATAATAGATTGAAACGGAACTCCATACTCGTAACTCAAGCGAGCCGCGAGATAGGTGAGAGAGTTCCGCTCTACCCTAAAGGGTCGGACTCGAGCACGTCGACGTTAGCCAATGTCTCGATGAACGCTTCCCCGAAAGGTTTGACCGTTTCACCCGAACGACGAATTGCTTCCCATACGAGCCAGTAGATATCAGATTGCTTCTGATCTTCTACGAGTGCGCGGTGGAAGCCTTTCTTGGCATGAAGCTCGAAAGCGTATTCAATTACGGGAGTAATCTCGTACTCGTTAACGCTGCCGTCTGCCCTTGTGACTTTTAGCTTTGCCATGTTTGCCCCTTTGTTTAGTTGACTAGAATGAACCTGTTGATGCTACAGCGATTGTACCTGATACGTTCCAAGTTACTGACTGCATTGATAGGTCTGCAACTGCGCCGTTGATATCGGTTGTGTTGTTGACCAAGCATGTCATTGTGTAAAGAGGGTTTGTAGCTGATACAGCTGCTGCCTTATCCTGCAAGAATACGACTGTTACGTTTGTTCCCCATGCAGCTTGAAGTGTCTGGAGGACTGACGCTGATGCTGTGTCGTTCATAAAGTCGATTGTGACA